TGGGGAGCGACGAGCGGATGAGAGCGGCGAAAGTCTCCCACTCGGCAAACTCGTCGAGGGGGATCGTCGGATCTTTGAGGAGCGCGAACGAGGCTTGGAACTCCGTCACCTTCTCGCCCTTGTGCGTCGTGCTTCCGCCGCCTGAGCCGTCGGGTTCCTTGACGTCCCACTTCTCGTTTCGGTCGTGACCGGAAAGCGTGACGATGCCGGGCGACTTGCGGCCAGCAAGCTCGATGACGTCGTAGAGCCCGGGGTGATCGACGGGGTTAGGCATTACGCCGGCACCTCCCCGCCGCCGATCGAGACGCCCTCACCCTCGAGCCACTTCGTGATCTGATCGATGAAATCGTGGGCTTGCTCTTCGCCGTTCTCGCCCTGCACGATGACCTGGCCGATCGACAGCGAGAGCCCGCCGCCGGCGCGAGACCCGCCCGCACCGGCGGAGGCAGGGGGGGCGACCATGGCCGCGAGCGACCCTTGCGCCGCATCCGCGCCGTCCTCGACACCTTCGGAGAACCCGGCCGCGGTGTTGCTTCCGATGTCGGCGAACACGGCGGAGGGGGACGCGATGCCGAGCAGCTTCTTCGCGCCGTCGATCGCGCCGTTGACGACGCCCGCCATCGCGTCATAGACGGCCGCCCCCGCACCCGTGATCCCCTTGACGAGGCCTTCGACCATCTGACGGCCGATGTCGACGAACCCGACGACGACCTGGCCGAGCCCCTTGACGAGAGCCACGCCGACAGCGATCGCGACTTCGATGATCTTGTAGAGCGCGAACCCGAGGGCTCCGATAGCCGCAATGAGCGCGAGGAAGTTGACGACAACGAGCGCCACGGCGACCGCCAACGTTCCGCCAATGATCGCGGCCCCAATGAGCAACGCCGTGCCGAGCGCCTTGATCGCGCCGGAGTAAGGTTTCAGCGCGATGTATGCCTTGAGCGCGAGGATCTCGGCGTAGAGGAACATGCGCTCGATCGCCGGAATGACGCCTGTCGCGCCGTCGACGAGCGGCTGAAACAGCGCCTCAAAGAGGAACTTGAGCGCCCTGCCGCTTTCGGTAGAGGCGTCGAAGAGAGCGCCGAGTGTTTGGATCCCCTCGAGCAGCGGATCGATCTTGAGCCCGCCGAACGTAGCCGCGATGTTCTCGCTGAACCGCTTCGACTGGAAATCGAGCGACAGCATCTGAGCCTGAAAGTCGGGCCCGAACTTCAGTTTCGCCGCTTTGACTGCCGCGGTTTCGAGCGCGGTCGATAGCGCTTTGCCGCGAAGCCCCGCGTCGGCGAGGCCCTTGGCCATACCCATCAGTTCTTCGCGCGTGCTCGGAACGATCGTGCCCAGCCGGTCGATGGTCGCCGCGAGCTCGGCTCCGCCTTCGGAGCTCCGAGCAATGCCATCCATCAAGAGACCTTGCGTGCGGTTCGCGTCGGCGAGGCTCACGCCCCACTTCGTGATCCCGACGGCGGCAATGAATGCGGCCGAGGCGATGGCCACGATGGCGACGGCGATCGCGAGGTACGGGCCCGCCGTCCCCATGGCGACGCGGAGCTTCGAGAAACCCGTAGCGACGCCGAGGATCTTCTGGCCGGCAATGCCCGCGGGACCGCCGAGCTTGCCGAATGCCTCGGCCATCTCGTTGACCTTCCCGGTACCGGACGCCGCGAGCTGCGCCTTCGCTGCCTTGTCCGCGGCCGCCTTCACATTGCCGAGTCCCTTATTGAGATCGGCGTGCTTGGCCGTCGCTGTCGCGGCCTTCGAATTGAGCACGTCTAGCGCAGCGGCCTCGGACTTGAGCGCGGCCGCGGCCGCGTTCGATCTGCCAACGGCTTCGTCTTGTCGCTGAGCGAAGGCCCAGATCTGCTTCTCGGCGCGCGCGATGCTCTTCGCGTCACCGACGTCGAGCGCCGCTTGCAGCTTGCCCGTGAGCTCCGTAGCTCGAGCGCCGAGCTGCTCGACCATCTTGGCCGCCTTGTCGGCCGCCGCTTCCGTCGCCGCGTACGACTTCTCGCCGGCGGCTACCGCATCGTTCGCATGCTTCGCCGCTTCCGCCGCGTCCTCGAGCGCGGAGGTCGTTGCCTTCGTCGCCGACTCGAAGTCCTTCGCGGTCGCGCCGGCGGCGAGCATTCGATCACCGAGCGTGGCGACGGTCGCGACGGCGCTGTCGCCGCCGCTGAACTTCGCTGCGAGCTCGATGAGAAATTGCGTACGGTCGTCGGCCATGATCTCACTTCTTCGGCATCAGAGCGACGCGGAGCCGACAGACGGCTTCCGCAAAAACAATGAGCCCAGCCTTCGCGTCGTCCGACCTCATCTCCTCGGGCACTAGTTCCAAAAAGCAATCAGCGAGCGCGTAATGATTCCCTTGCGCCTGTTCGACGCGCTCGCTCAGTCTTTTCCCTTCGCCTCCCCGAGCCGAACCGCCTCGGCGATCGCGTTGTCGTGAATCGATGGCCACTCGGTTTTCATTCGCGCGTAGGTTTCTTTATCCGCGGGATAGACGATGCAGCACTCCGCGAGCTCGTCGGCCGCATCGCCCATTGCGAGCGTGTCGACGGTTCCGTTCTGCTTCCGTGCCTTGCGCGCCTTGTGCCGGTACCGCTTGAAGTAGTCCTCCGCTGGCGTCTTGACGACAACGACTGTCGGCAATCCCTGCACGAAGGACGACGTTTCGAGCACGCTCACGCGGTCGTCGCCGAACTCGACCTCGAGCTTGTCGACCTCGACGATGTCCTTTTCGTACTGCTCTCGACGCGCCTTCGCGATCCCCTCTTTTCGCGCCGCGCGCCGTACTTCGATCTCTTCGATGCTCATACGAAACCTTTCCCGCGGGTGACTGCTCAGAGCAGCACGACCCCGTCGTCTTCTTCGAAGTGCGTGATGCTGAGAGGGATCTCGATCTTCTGAGCGTCGGGCCCCTCCGCTGCGTCGAGCGTGCGACCGACGACGCGAGCGCCGACGATCTTGAACTTGTGGATCTCCGAGTCGCCCGGCGGCGAAAAGGTGACCATGACGTCGAATGCGACGAGAGAGATCTTCTTGTTCACCGAGGCGAGCGCCGTGCGGTGAGCTCGCCAGCCGCCGAGGTAGAACGTGATCGACGCATCGCTCTCGAGCTCGCCGACGGTGCGCGCGAGAATGCGCCCGCCGCTCGTGCCTTTCTTGACGCCGACGGTGACCTTGTCGCTCAGCTTGAAACCGGCGTAGTCGTTCGTCTTGATCGTCTGACCGCCGTAGAGGGCGATCGTCGTCTTGACGTCCGCGTAGCTCGGCTCGAAGCCTTGAATGGTCGGATACTCTTGCTCAGCCATGGTCGCTCACCTCGGCCGGTCAACCGGCGGTCTGAACACGCACGCGCGTGCTGATCTTCTCGATCGTTCCCTTGAGCCGTAGATCCACGGTCCCGGTCAGCTCGGCGTCCGGAATGTTGAGGATGTCGTCGCGGCTCGCACTCCAGCTGACATCGCTGGCGCGTTTCCCCTCGCGCTTATTCTGCAAGAGGGCGATCTTGAGCGCGGAATTGATCCGGCCCTCGATCTCGCTGAGGCTGTCCTCCGTCGCCGTCCCGTCGTCGTTGAGCTCGAGGTCGACGCCGATCACGAGCTCGGTCTCGGCCTGAGCGACGTTGCATGCGATGTTCGCCACGTGCATGTTTTGCGTGCGCGAAAGTAGCGAGCCGTCGTCGGCGCGCGTGAGCGAGAGAGCGATGTAGGTGCCCCCGCCGTTCGAATAGGTGCGGAAGCACGTGAACCGTCCGAGGAGCAAGCCGCCGTCGGTGCGCTCGTCGTGCTCGGTCTTTACGCCGCGCTTCTCGAGGTACCAGCCAGGGAGCGCGCCGAGGTCCTTGCGGAACGTCGCAACCTGCACGTCATGCTGATACTCGACGATCGACGCAGCCCACGCCGGGGAGCGTCGCAAAAACCAATGCGTGATCGGAGACTCCTTGTAAGCGCGCCCGCCGGCCATGTCGATGCGCGGGGCGCTGTCGATGTCCTCGAACTCGTCCTCGATGTCGGCAACCCAATCGGCGTCGCTCTCGCCGGCGGTGATCGTCGCGTTGTACGATCCGATCACCTCGGCGGTGAGGTCCTGTGTGTCGAGCGTGAGAACGGTCGCGGTCACGGCCGTGATGAGCTTGTCCGCGAAGTTGTTCGTCGAGGTCCCGGCGACGGTGATGAGGTCCCCGACCGCGAAGCCGTCGGCGAGCCACGAACCGCCCGAGCGAGTGATCGTGTCGGCGGTCGCGCCGACTTCGGCGAAGGTGAGCGCGTGCGAACCGGTGATCACGACGCCCGATGCCGGCCCCTCAGCGACGAGATCTTGGGTGTCGAGCGTGAGCACTGTCGCGGTCACGGCGGTGATCTTCGCGTTGGTGAAGTTGTTCGACAGCGATCCGGAGACGTCGACAGCCATCCCCACGGCGAACCCGTCCGACACGAACGAACCGGCGGACCGCGTAATCGTGTCTCCGGTACCGCCGACCTCGGCGAAGGTGATCGTCGGGGTGCCGGTCATGCGCACACGGACGCGGGACATCGTCGCTTGAAACGTGCGATCGCGCACCGACACGCGAGCGAGTGAGCACCGGTCGTCCGCCGTGGCGTAGCTGTTGATCTGGGTGAGCACTGAGCTCGCGAGCGCGAAGGTGGAGATGTTGCCGATCACGAGCCAGTTGCGGGACTGCTTTTGCTGATCCTTGAGCGCGGTCTTCGCGGCGGCGATCCCGTCCGAGTCCCACATCGGACCGGTCGTGCTGAATCGAAGCACGGTATCGCCGGTCGTGAGCGAACCGGCACCGAGGCCGAGCTCTAGCCCGAGATAAGGGATGACGTAGCTCGTCGCCGTTCCGACTCGGATCGTCTTCGGATCGGAGAAACCACCGTCGAGCACGAGTCCCAAAAGGATCTGATCGGTGCCGACGACGCCACCGCGGATCACGGTGACGATGCCGTCGACCTCTTCGAGCGCGCCGGCGGCGCCGACGGAAACGCTCACCACCGAGGTGTTCGTGTTGCCCGAGGCGTCCACCCGGCCGACGGTGCCGGGCGTGGCAATCGGGATGCCGCAGAAGATGACCGGCTTCTTCGTCTCGTCGAAGTGCAGCCCGCAATAGTCCACGGCCGGCGCGTAGTCGTGTTGCTCGAGCAGCGCGCTCGTCGACGAGAAAACGCGCGGCACTGCGTCGGCGTTCTGCGAGACGCACGCGATCACGGTGAGGACGTCAGTACCGGCGCCGCTCGCCCCGGCTTGCTGATCGAGTTGGACTGTCGCTCTCGGAAGTTCCGGCATGGTCGTCTCCTCAACACGCTGTCTCGGCGTCCACGGGCGGAGTGCCCGCGGCGCCGGGTTCGTCGCTTGCTTTCGTCGTGCTCGTGACGGCCACGCCGCCGGGGCCGATCTTCACCGTCGGCCGCGCTTCGCCCGCCCAAGTGCGGCGCTCGATCCCGCGGTCGATCGAGAGCTTGATCTCGTAAACCGCGCCGCCGAACACCGCGGAGCCGGCTGCGTCTTGGGGGGTCACGAAGCGGCCGGCGCCGTATTGAATGAAGTTCTTTCGGGCGCGCACGAGGTAGTCAAGCTCGGCGAGCACGTGACCGCGCACTTGATTGGCAAGCCGCGAGTGATCGCGCCAGCCAGCGTTCGAAACGTTCGAGCGCGCGTAGATCAGGATCTGCACGCCCTGCCAACACACGAGCGGCATGCGCGGGTTTGGGTGCGTGCCCTTCGGAGTCTCGAAGGTGTCTCCGTCGTCGTCGTACTGAACAACGATGCGATCGGTCGTCGAATAAAGGTCCTCGCTCGACTCGGGCCCGAACACGACCGGGAAGGGAACGCCTTGCGCGGCGAGCGCAACCGCGAGCTGATCGGTGATCGCGGCGAGCATTACCCGACCCCCTTGAGCTTGGCGTGGATTACCGCGTTCGTCGTCTCGCGGAGCGCCGCGACGTATTTGATGGGGAGCTTTCCGCGCGGGAAGATCGGGCGCTTGCCGAGTTGGAACTTTGCGTAGCGCGGGCCGAGCTGCGCGCGGAGACGCGTGCCCGTCGCGACGTAAGCGACGCCGCCGGCGAGCGCACCGGAGTCGCGAAGCGTGACGCGCTCCCCGTCTTCGCCCGGGGCCCATGCGTCGCCGTAAGCATTCTCGCTCGCGTTGAACGTCTCGCGCCCGAGCGCGGTGATCTTGCCCGCGGCCGCGGTCGCGACCTTCGCGCCAACCGTCCGGGGGAGCTCGCGGATTGATCGCTCGAGCGCACGCAGTTTGCCGATGTCTCCGCGGAGGCCGCTCATGGGAGCGTCCCTCCCCGCGATCCCGAGGGCACGCTTTCGGAATAGGAGAGGTTCGTGCTTCGGGTCGCAGTCGCGTCGCGAAGCGGAAGCCCCGCGCCGATGCGCTTGAATTGAGCGAGCGCACCGACCTCCATCTCGTTCATGCTCTCGCTCGACTGCCCACGAATGAGCAGAAGCTTCTTCGCGGCCAGCTCGGCGACGAGCGCGCGGATCTCGACCGGCACCGGCACGGTTAGAGGGACAGCGTGCGCGGGCAAGCAACGATCGGCGAAGCGGGAATAGCGCTCGATCGTCTCGTCGACGGGAAGCGGCGTGGCGACGTAGACAGAGGTGCCGTTCGTCGTGAGGTCGATCGCCGCGCCGCTCGAAGTCGCTGCGACCTTGAACAGCGAATCGCTCACGCGGATCGCGTAGTACGTTGTGCCGGAGATGATCGGCGAAGGGAGTGAGCCACTGCCCTCGACGCGAAAGACGAGCTCGACGTCGGTCTCGAAGCCGTGACCGTCGAGCTCGAAGGTGTCGCTCCACGAGAGCACCGACGCGCATCGTCGCCCCGGGTTCGCGAGCAGCCCGCGAGGGAGCCCGTACCGGTACAGATCAGCGCGCGTGGCGTAGAGGTTCGGCATGACCCTTCACGCCCCAAAGCCCCGGCCCCAATGCGAACGGGGTGCGGGGCTGGGAACTGTTACGCGCTATGCGTATTAGGGCGCGGTGCCGGCCCAACGCTGAATGCACTGCGGAAGTGCGAGCGCGCCATTGCCGCGAAGGATGTACGCAATGCCGACCTTGAGCGTCGACTTGTAAAGAGCGTCCGTCTTGTCTTGCCGGATCTCTTCGGGCGAGCCCTCGTCTTGCGTGACCCAAGGTTTCATCCCCGGCTTGTTCAGCGCGAGCGGGTACCACTGATCGTCGTCGGTGAACTCGTCGCAAGGGATCGGGATCACCGTGCCCTTGTAGATGTTGTTGACCGAGCCGAACGCCGAGCCGACCGCTTCGATGATGAGATCCTTCTCGAGAATGCCGCGCCAGAGTTCGGTCTTCGCCGTCGCGTGCAAAACGTGCGTCATGCGGAGTCCGAGCGATCTGCCGTTCGGCGCCTTGATAAGGCTGAAGTTCGTCATCGCTTCCGCGAGGTTGTTGACGGTGGGATCCGTGCCGGCGCCGGTGACGTCGTTGTCGAACGTGCCCGCGGCCGAGTCGAAGATGTTGACCGGGTGATCCGCCGCGAAAAAGTTCTTCGTGTCCCAGCACGCGGGGTTGTCTTCGAGCTGGCCAGCAATGATCTCGTTGAGCAGCGACTTCGCCGCCGTCGCCATCGCCGCGGGCTCCGCGCCCCAGCCGATGAAATCGGGCGCCTCGACGATGCTGGCGAGCTCGGCGACGCCGTCTTGCCAGGTCTTCGGAACCATCGAGATGCTCTTCTCGAAGAGCGAGCGGTACTTCAGATCGCCGAGGAACTCCTTGTAGCCGGCCGCCGTGACCGGGATCGGCCACGTGGTTTTGAGCGCGCGAGACGCCTTGTAGAGGCCGAACTCTTTTGCCCACTCCCGAGCCGGCTCTTGAACGAGCGCCGCGGCGAAGTCCTGAGCGAACTCTTCGAGCGCACGTTGCGCGTCCTGAGATACGAGATTGAATTCGGAACCCATGAGCGATTTCTCCTTGTTCTCTCGTCAGTCGAATCAGGACGTCTGAATCTTGCGGGTGTACCGAAGACGCACGGAATGGATCATGAGGTCGTCGGTGCCGAGCGTTCCGGCGGTCGGTGTGACAGTGAACGTCATCGAATGAGCGCCGGCGGGAATGTCCGCGGCTGCGAGCGTGAGCGTGAGCTTCTTCGTGGTCTTCGCGACGGCATTGCCGACGAGGGCATCGGTGACGCCGCCGGCGTTCGCGTCCGCGTCGTGCAGATCGCCGTTCGCGAGAATGAACGCCGTGCAGGTCAGCGTGGTCGCGTCGCCGACGGTCGCGCCGCTCTTCGAGCAAAGGAACTCGAGTTGCGCGGCCGCGGTGTCGTCGAGGTCGGGCGGTAGCGACAGCTGGCAGAGCGCGGTGCCCGGCGTCGCGTCGTTGTTCCACCGAAGGTTCAGCGCCTCGGAGTCGGCCAGGTTGAAGCCGAACGTGGGCGTACCGGCGCTCACGAACTTCGCGAGTGGATCGCCGTCGGCATCGAGGAACGACGTGATCGGAATGTGCACGTAGGCGTTCGCCGTCGCGGCGTCCGCTTGCAACGCGTCGACGTCGATCTGCGCGGTGTCGAGCTGGCTCGCCTCACTCGCGGCGATCACGAGCATCGCGGCGACGTGCGGCCCCATCCACGCGTAGACGAGACCGTTGCGATACTCGGAGATGAGCCCGGCGATCGCGCGCGTGTCGGTGCCGTTTGTGAGCGCGAGCGTCTGATCGTCGACGACGAAGCAGACCTTTCCCGCGTCGTCCGCCGCGATGTCATCACCGCCGCCGCTCGCCGAGAGGTACCCGAAAACGCCGAACTCGACCTCGACCTGGACGGCATCGGCCGCGCCACCGAGCACGGAGCCGGTGCGGTTGTCGTAGGTCGCCGAGGCTTTGCCGACGACCTTGACGCAACCGGCCGCGATGAGACCGCCGGGCATCGCGCGACCGGAGGAGTCGAGGCCGACGATCGCGCCCTTGAAGATGCGGACGTTCGCCTTGATGGGGTAGGTGCCGCGCGCCGGTAGCAGCCCGGCGAATTCCGTCATGCGTTCGATCGACAGGCTCATTGGTCAGGCTCCCTGCACGTTCGTGGTATTGCTGCGCGCTCGGATGCCGGCGCGGGTTGCGGCGTACTTCGCGGGGTCGATCTTGCGTTCGGTACAAATCGCGAGCTCGCGATCGCTGAGCCCATGCGCGCCGGCGCCGCCCTTGGCCGGCGGGCGGATCGGGTCGTTCTCGCTGCGCGCGCCCTTCGGGGGGGTGAGAGCAGCCACGCGAGCGCGGAGCTCGGCGATCGGTTCCTTGGCCAGGCGCTCACACGGCGTCTTGCCGTCGGGAATGCCTTCCTTGTCTTTCGCCCACGCCGTCGCCGGCGTCTCGGCTCGGAGCTTGACGAGCTCGCCGACGAGGCGACGCTTCTCGGAGCTCTCGAACGTTGTCCGCTCGGTGTCGAGCCGCGTGGTCTCGGCTTCGAGCTTGAGGTGCGACTCACGCCACGCCGTGATCTCGGTCATCGCCTCGCCAAGATCTTTGCGCCCGGTGAGACGCACGAGCGCGCGCGAAGCGGTGCCGAGCCGAGCCGCGGCCGCCATGGGCGCGGGCTGCTCTTCGATCGGCGGCTCCTTCGCCGCTTCTTCGGGTTTCGGCTCTTCGCTCACGCCGTTCGCGGCGTCGGTGACTTTCTTGACCATGGCGCCGATCGTCGCGATGACGTCTTCGACGGTGGCATCCGCGCCGAGGCCGAGGGCTTCCGCGATCGCGATGAGTTGCTCTTGAGTCATGGGGTCGTCTCCGCCGTTGAGGGAAGCCGCGACGAGCGGCTCGAGCTTGTCGGTTGCTGGCAATGCGGTGATCGCAACGTTGAGGATCCGCTTGATCCGCCGCGTGTTCTTTTCGAATTCGAAGACGGGCGAGATGTAGCGTTGACGCTTCTCGCGAAGGCGCGCTTCGCCGTCCGGCGTCCAGGTGACGTTAGTCGCCCAAAGCTCGCCGTTGCGAAGCTCGAGGCGACACCAGCCGCGCGCGTCGGGGTCGAAGTTCGGGCCCTCGTCGTCGAGCGACAGGTGCTCGAGGTCGATCATGATGTCGGCGCCGTGACTCTCGAAGCGAGCCATCACCTCGCGCGCAGCTTGCTCGTCGAAGAGCCCGCCGCCGTTCAACGTCGTGTTCATGCCCGCGGTGAAGATCCGGAACTCCGTCGGCGGCGCCTCGCTCGAGGCGAGGACGCTGAGCACCATCAAACCAGCATGGTGAGCTCCTTTGCGTGCACGAATTCTCATTCGCTGTTATCAACACAAATGGATCAACCGATATCGACAATGCAAACAGTTTCGAGCTTTCCAGTGGTAACCGTTAACGCAAAACGTCGGAGGTAAGCCATGGGCGCGCCGTCAAAACGAGCCAAGAAAATAAGGGTCGCCAGCGACTTCGACCTCATCCGCCTCGCGGCTGAAATGCGGCCCCCGAAGGTTTCCACTGGTTTGTATGCTTGGGAGCTCGATTCCATCCGCCGAGCTCGCGACGAACAGATGCTCGGGCGCTTCGAGCTCCCCGCCCGTCTCGCCGAGGCGACCTGGACCGACTACGCGATCTTCTCGGCGTTCTTGAACCGGCTCGCCCCTCAGCGCGGACTTCCGATCGCGCTCAAGCCGCCGAACGATAGCGCTCGAGCGGCGCGCGTTCTCTCGGAGGCTGAGGCGCTCTTCGGAAAGAACGGCGTCGGTATCAGCCCCGACACGCTCAGCGATATCGACGGTGCACTAGCGAACCATGGCGTGGCGTTCGCGATCAACGTGGTGACCCCACGCGACGACGGATCGCGCATCGACTTCGAGGTGAAGACCTGGCCGATCGAGTTCGTGCGATGGGACCCTTCGCGCCGCGCCTTCCGAGCTCGGCTCGAGGGCGGCTGCGAGGAGACGATCTGCCACGGCGACGGCCGATGGATCGTTTTCCAGATGCACGAGCACGAGCCTTGGAAGCACGGCTCGATCCTTCCGGCCGGAATGCTTTGGGCCGATCACGCGATCGGGGTTCGCGACCGCTCGCACGCCGGCACGATCCGAGGGAACGGGAAGTACGTCGGAACGCTGCCCGAGGGGATCGCCCTGCAGGACGAGGAAGGCAAGCTCACCCCCGAGGCCGCGGCGTTCGTGCAGCTCATGCGCGATCTCGCGAGCGTCGAGTCGCCCGTCGGCCTGAAACCGTTCGGCGCGGTGCTCGATCTCATCGTCGACAATTCGCAGGGCTGGCAGATCTTCAAGGAGATCATCGACGGCGGCGACAAGGCGGCGGACAAGATCTACATCGGCCGCGACTCGACGGCGGCGAGCGCCGGCGGCGACGGTGTCGAGTTCATGTTCGGCGTCCGTGACGACATCGTCGAGGGGACTTGCAACGCGATCTCGCGCGGGCTGCTCGAGGGGACGATCGAGCCGTGGGCGGCGCTCAACTATGGTGACTCGCAGCTTGCCCCGACGAGGGTGTATCTCCTGCCCGACGCCGATCAAGACGCGCGCCTCAAGTCGCTCGCCGAGCGAACGAAGGCGTTCTACGACGCGATCGATCAAGCGAAGAAGAACGGCTTCGAGGTCGATCAGGCATACGTCGACGCGCTCGCGAAGGAGTTCGACATCAAGGCCCCGAAGCTTCCAACGCAAGCGGCGAAGGGCCCGAGCGTGACGCTCGCGCCGACCGACGTCGCGAAGGTCACGAAGGTGAACGAGGCGCGAGCCAGCGCCGGCCTCGAGGCTCTCACGAAACCCGACGGCTCGCCTGACCCCGACGGTGAGCTCATGGTGTCTACCTTCGCCGCAAAGCAGGACGCCGTATTTAAAGCTTTGATCCCCCCGGCCACCGCGGGAGCGCCCCCGCCAAACCCGTCGGCGCCCCCGGGCGCCCCCCCGCCTGCATCGCCCGTAGCGCCGCCGAAACTTGCGGCAGTGCCTTGAAGCCTGAGCGGTAGTCCTTCTTCTCTTCTTCGCCGAGGCGCGCGAGATGCCAGACGAGCATGACGAGCGCGTCGAGCCGGTTCGGGCTCTTGCCCCCGAGCGAGGGATCCCATTCGGTGATCTCTTGCTCGAGCTTTGGTAAGTGCCCGACGAAGTGAATGAAACCTCTTTCAGCGAGCGTGGCGACCGGCTCAGCCCGGATCTTCTTTCCGCGCGTGGCAAGCACTTCGACGATCTTGAGCGCGAGAGACGCAAGCTCGCCTTGCTTGCGACGCATCGCGGCGCGCACGTTCGACGCGACGAGATCGCCGCCGCGGTTGCGTTCGACGATGACGACGTCCGTCTCGTTCTGCTTGCATGTCTTGACGACGTCGTCGCCCCACTTGTCTGGCTTCGCGCGCTCGTCGTCCGTCGCATCGACCCAAATGTAGATGTGCTGATCGACGCCTCGCCCGCCGGCGATGACACCCGTCGGATCGTTGTCGGGCCCGGTCGCGATACCGGGGTCGACCGAGACCGCCGTTTCCTCGAGCTCGGGCGCGGTGAGGACACGGTGGGCATCGATCACTGATGCGCGGAACAACGCGCCGGGGTTGTCGGTCAGGATCTTGCCCTCGAGCTCCTGGTCTCCGAGGCGCGTCCCTCCGTACTTTCCCTGCATTCGCGCGACGTATTTCGCCTTGAGGTTCGCCGCGTTCTCGGACTGGGACATCAGGATCGTTACAGTCTCTTCGTCGGCAATGATCTCGCGAAGGATCTGCAAGGGAAGCGGGGTGCCGGTAAAGAAGATCTCGAGCTCGATGGGACCGTCCAAGCGAGTCGCCAGCTCGATGTTGTGCCAGATCGTCTCGAGGTGCTTCCAGTGCGCGGGCTCGTCACACCACACGGTGTCAAGGTTCGGCCCGCGAAACTCCGGCTTCTCCGCGCTGTTGATGTACGCGAGCGCGCCGCCGCACGCCTCCGCGCTCGAGCAACCCGAGCACGTCGCGCGATGAAAGTAGAGGAGGCCCTTGTGCGGCTTGTAGACCGGTTTTAACCGCGGCGGGAAAACGGACAGGATGCCGTCGGCTCCGCCCTCCCCCATGATCTGGTAGCGCTCAATGTCGTCGAACGTCGGGCCGACAATGGCGATCCCTTGCGCGCCCGCCTCGATACGCCGGCGGAGTCGTTGGGCACCGGAAAGCGTTTTGCCCGACCCGCGCCCGCCGAGCCAAAAAAGGATGCGGTGCGGGATGTCCGACAGGTCGGGATCCTGTTTCGGGCGCGCCCAAGTTCCCCAGTCGTACCGAAGCTGAGCGAGTTCGACCATCGAGAACTGGCCGATGATCTCGTCGCGACTTTCCTTCGGAAGACGGGCAAAGCGTTCGGCAAGCCCCGGCCCCTTGAGTGCCTCGGACAACGCTTGCGCGCGTGTGACGGCGTCCGCGTAGTGCTTCTCGAATTCGGCTTCGCGCGCGGCCGAGGTCAACGGCGGCCCCTTCCGTACGGGTCACCGCCGCACGACAGACAAATGAAACCCGCCTCGGCTTTCTCGATGAGCCTTCCGAACTTGCGCCGCAGCTGCGCCGCCGCTTCGACGTTCGAAGGATCGTTCGCCGGGTCGACGGGCGCGCTCGGCGTCAGCTCAGCGATCCGCGTCGCGAGGCGCTCGGCGATCGTCATCGCCTTGTCGTAGTCGCCCATATTCGACGTCCCCGCCTTGACCGCGTCGCGGTGGTACCGGACGAATGCGTACGCCTCGGCGAGCTGCTCGTGCAGGTCGCCAAGCATGGTCGCGAGGTCCCTCGACGGGTCGGGGATCTGCATTTCCGCTAGCCGCTTCTGCTGATCGAGCAGCTTCGCGGCCGCCGCGTCGGGGGGGGAGCGCTTCCTTTTCTTGCGATCGCCCTGACCTCCGTTCGCCTCGAGCCCGGCGTCCTCCAACCATCCGAGGATCGTGGGGTGACTTACTCCCAAAGCCTCCGCGATCTCCCGCGAGCTCTTGCCCTCGGAGTGCAGCTCGAGCATCCGTTTGATCTTCTGCGGCGTCTTGCGAGACGGTTGCGGCATGCGGTGGCCTACGTCGTGCGGTTCGTTTCAATTGGGGCGGTAAGCTTCGCTAACCCACCGATATTTGTTGCCGAGGCGGCTACCTCTAACGGTCGTTTTGCCTACACCGGGGGGGCTATGTTTTTTTGGTGTCGTCGAGGCGACCGACGACCGAGGAGCAGCTCCTTGCCGAGCTCCCACCACGCGCCGGGATGCCACCACCGAATGCGTAAGATGACCTCGTATCCACCTGCACTGCGCTTCTCGGCAACGACCTTGAGCCACCCCGGTAGCCTCATGACTCGGCCTCGCTGCCATCGTCGTCGTCGAGGTGAAAGGTGAGCCGCTGCCCCTTGCCGTGGCAGTAGATGCACAAGCCATCCGCCTCGGCGTCGTCCTTGCCCCTGCCGTCGCACTCCGGGCAGTCGATCCACTCGCCCTCTGTGCAGGTCATGACTCGGCCGGAGTGGAAGGAGCTAAGCTGTCGCCATGGTCGCTCTGATCCCCGTGCTCATCGCCATCGCCGGCGCCCTGGTCTACGCCCTTGCGAGCAACGCCAAGGTCGCCGAGCTCGGGCGCCTGCTGTTCGCGTGCGCCGTTCTCGCGCTCATGCTCGGCGCCGCCGGCCACACCGTTCGCCTGTTCTGACTTCGCACCCACCGCGGCCTTGAGCTCTGCCGCCTTCTCAGCGCCCTTCGTACGCGGCGACGGCGGAAACCTGAGCGTCGCAACCGACTCGCTCACGATGCCCGCTGCGACCGCGAGGGCGAGGACAATGGGCAGGTCGAAGTCTTTCTTGCGAACGAGATCGGAGTCGCCTCCCTCGACCGGCCATTCGACGTGCAGCCGGATCTTGCCCTCGTGCTTCTTGACGCTCATCTGAATGTTCATGCTCGCTCTCCTCGGATGTGGGTGACTGTCCCCGGTTCGATTCTGCTTGACAGCTCTTTGGCACGCGGCGTGGAGTAGTGACCTGCTAGCCACATGTCAGCGCCGACCATGGCTACGCCCCCCGCATCGCGAGCGTGCACCGAAGTCCTCGCCGGCATTTGACGCACGCGCCGGTACAGCTCGGCCTTGACCTTCGCGTCTACGTTGTCACCGCGCCTCGAGTGGCCGACGAACGCGATCCGCCATTCGTTGACGCCCACGCTGAGCACGTTGAAACCCTTGGCGCGCGCGTAGCCGTAGATCTCGCCGCCGGCCCACGCGGTTCGCATGACCATGACGTTCGCCATGGGGTCATGCAGCGCGCGAGGCTGCTCGACGACGACGAGCATTTCGGGGCCAGGGGAGAAGGTGAGCTCGAGCAGCTGGCCTACGTCTTCGGACGTTCCGGCCTCGATCCAGATCGGGGCCGACTTGACGGTGAAGTCGAGGACGCAGTAGCCCGAGTGCGTCGGACCAGGGTCGATTCCGAGCACGCGCCTCATGCTCGCACCGCCTTGCCGTCGGCTCGCACGGCTACGAGAGCGTTCGCTCGAATGTCCTCGGCCGCTTCGAGGGTTATGTAGCCAGCGGACACGTATTGACGTGCAAGCGCCGGCGGTAGGCGAAGCAGCTTCGCATACTCGCGCCGGTTGAGCTTTCCGTCGACCATGAGCCGCTGGACTTGCCGACGGAACTCCCCGAACGGCGCGACGCTACACCGCCGATCCTTCCGACGTTGCCGCGCCATCCGACGACGACGCGGGTTCACCGCTCACCTCGGCGCCGAGCTTGCGCCCGAGCTTGCACGCGCTCGAGCCACTCCTGCGAGGTCGCGACACCGAGCGCGCGCTTAGCGTCATCGGCCGCTCGAGCGGGAAGAAGATCGTTGCAGCCCGTCTCGTAGGCTTCCAGAGCTCGCACGGCGCACGCGACAAACGGGTTTGCGATGTCGAGCGGGTCGATACCTACGCCGCGAATCTCCCGCACCTTCGACTCGGGCAACGGGTAGCAGCGCAAACACTCCGCGCATGTGACGGTCACATCGCTCACGGCGCGTCCTCGTCGTCGAGTTCGCGCGGCGCCTCGAGCATGCAGAAGTCTCGCGTCGACGGTTCGATAGTGAAGATGTCCCGCCCGCGGTACGACTTGACGAACTGCACGCCGGGCCGGTCGCAGAACGGGATCAGGATCTCGCAGCGCGTGACGTGAAAGACCTGCACCTCACGCACGTAGCCGTAATGGACCTCGCGGTGCACCTCGACGCGTGCCCAGCCACCGCGGCGAGGGTCGGCACTGTCGAACGGATGATCCTCGAGGAGCTCGTCGCCGTCGGTCACGACGCTCGCGGCTGTCTCGCTCATGGCGTGGCCCTCCCTGCGTTGCGTGGCTTGCGGTGCACGTTCGCGTCCGGGCACGTAGCGAAGTGCGCCTTGTGCCGCTTCTTATCGGGCCGGTAGGAGCGTCGCTCGTCGTCGTGGAGCGTGACGGCGAGAAAGCCCCGCGGCCCGTCGAGGAGCACGATGTTGCCATCGTCGGACGGCGCGACGTCGACGGGCATGGTTGCACCCGTCGACGTCTTCGCCCACGTGATCTCAGCGCCGCATGAGCGACACTTGACGATCATCGCTTCGACCCCTTGCCCTTGCTGCGCTTCGCCTTCGGGGTGCCGGGGTCGGTCTCTTCGTCGCGCAGCGCGGCGTAGTTGTCATCCACGATCCCGTCGTCGCCCTTCGGTTTGCCCTTGCCCCTGCCCTTCTTCTCACCGTCGAAGGGAAGATCGCCTTGCAAGCGTTTCCGGGCTGCTTCCTTCTCGGGCTCCGTCATCGGGCGCGGTCCGCCGACGGGGCGATCGGTGTCCTTGCGCATGACCTGCACCATGAGGCGCTTGTCGTCGTGCACCTCGATCACTTCGAACGAGTCTTCGGTGACGCCGTCTTGCAATTGCTTCGAAAGCACGTTCGACCTCTCCTCGAGCTTGTTCAGTGCCACGCGATAGGCGCGATTGACGTTCTTCTTTTCTTCCTTCTTCTCAATGATCTGTCGGTCGACGGATGCGAGCTCGGCGCCGATCTTGATTCGATCGGCCTCGGTCATCTCGCGCTCTTCGGTTTCGTAGAGTGACGCTGCGTTCGTCGTCTTGCTCATGGGGTTGGCTCCTTTCAATCGTCGTCGTTGTCGTCGTCGTCTTCGTCCGGCTTGGTTGCACTCAGATCGTAAAAAGTGATCGACCGCGCATCGAAGGCGACACGCACCTTGCCCGGCGGTCCGTTGCGTTGCTTGGCGACAATGAGCTCAGCGACGCCCTTGTCGCGATCGGGGGTTTTGCCCTTGAGGTAATACTCGGGCCGGTAGAGAAAGATCACATCGTCGGCGTCTTGCTCGATGCCGCCCGACTCGCGAAGGTCCGACAGCATGGGGCGCTTGTTCGGGCGCTTCTCGACTTCGCGGTTCAACTGCGAGAGATCTACAACGGCGCAATCGAGCTCTTTCGACAGCGCCTTGAGCCCAGCGGTGATCTCCGAAAGCTGCTCGTCGCGGCTTACGTTGCGACCACGCGGCGCGCGCATGAGCTGGAGATAATCGACGACGACAGCGCCGAGCCGGCGACCCGTCTTCGCTTCGACGAGCCGCGCCTTCGAGCGCATTTGGGCGAGCGTCGCCGACGGCGTCTCATCGATCCAGATCGGCAGGTCTTTGATCTCGCCCTGAGCGCGCAAGAGCAGCGCCCGCTCCTGATCTTTCAGCCAACCGTTGAGCGCGCAATACGTGCTTACCCCCGCGCGCGAGCTCGCCATGCGGATAGCCAATTGCCAACGCGGCATCTCGAGCGAGAAGATCAGAACGGTTTCGCCGCACCCCGCGACACTGAGCGCGATGCCCGTGACGATCGCCGTCTTGCCCATGCCCGGCCGGCCGGCGAACGCGGTGACGCGGCCGCGGCCGAGGCCCGCTATCTTCTCGTCGAGCCTCGTGAGCCCCGTCGGTAGCTCGACCTGGCCGTCGCGCGACTCGGCGGCGAGCATGCGATGGTAAGCCTCGGTCGAGACGACGGACATCGGCGCGACCTCGACGCGCTCATCGCGTTGCGCAAGCTCGAACACCTGCCGCTCTGAAGCGTCGAGGTAGTCTTGCGCGCCGTCGGCCGTCACGATGTAGCCCTCGGCGGCGATCTTCTGCGCGGTCGCGATCATGTCGCGCGCTCGAGCGAGGCTGACGATCCGGTCGGCGAGCTCTTCGACGTTGCCGAGCGCGGCCTGGAAGCAAAGGTCGTTGAGGTAGGCGACGCCGCCGACCTGAGCCAAGCGCCCCTCGTCGCGCAGCCAATTGCCAACAGACAGATAGTCGACGGTGCGCCCGCTCTTCGAGAGCTCGGCGACAGCTTCGAAGATCCGTCGATGCCCTTCCGCGTAGAAGTGTCGCGGCTCGAGCCGGCTCGCGACGAGGGCGAGGTTTGCCGGCACTTCGATCACCGCGGCGATCAGGTGCGACTCGCTCGCGAGATCGTGGGGCGGCACTCGTGAGGCTCGTTCCACCGCCGCGAGCGCTGTCATGATTTAGCCCCGATCGACTTGAGGTTTCGCTCGAGCTCGGCGGAGATGCGTGCACGGTCGGCGCGCGCGGCCTTGCTCTTCGCTTGCGCTTCGTCGAGCAGCCGGTGCCGTTGCGTGATCTGCTCGGGCGTCAGCGCGCCGTTGGTTGGCTCATGCTCGTCGTCGTCGTTGTCATCGGTGGCGAGCTGCTCGGCGGGCGGGGCGTTGCCGTACTGATTCCAATCGGTCTCGAACGTGCGCGTCGGATGGCGATTGCGAACGAGCCACGGCTTATCGTTCGCGAAGTACTGCTCGAGCTTGAGACGCAAGACAGCCTCAGCGCGATCGCCGTGCTCGAGCGCGAGAGCGCCGACGCGTTGCAGGGTGCGATCGTCCCCCTTCGGTCCGGAGTCGACGGTGCGCTGAAACGGCTCGCCGTACCTCGCTGCCCAAAGCTCACGCCAGACACGCCACGCGAGGTCATAGCCAGACTCGGGCTGGACGGGCTGTCCGGTGTCCAGCTCAGCACGGCTAGGCACAGCACGGCACAGCACAGAGTGACTGCTTGTGACCGGATGTGACTTCTGGTCACGCGACTCCGGAATATCGGACGGTGCTGTCACGCTTTGGGACGCCGCTGTCACGCCGAGTGACTTTGCCCGTGCGAGGTCACGAGCCCGCTCGCGTTCCGTCCGCTTGCGAGCCTTGTCGCTCTGGTTGGCTTCCTGAGCCTCGACGAAGTTCGGGATCACGAGCAGTCGGAGGTCCTCGCGGTAGACGACCATCCCGTCCTCGAGCAGCTTCCCGAGGGGCGCCTCGACCTCCTCCCAAGGGGCGCGGACGGCGACGGCGACGGCGCGAAGGCCGAGCTTGCCGAGCTCGAGAATGCCGGCCCGGTCGACCTCGCGAAGTAGCAGCCCCATCAGCCCGCGAGCCTGCCAAGGGAGCACGCACCACTCCGGAGTGTTGCGCGTGTAGAAGCGCACGTAGCGCTCGTCCTGCCATCTCATCGGATACCCTCCGCGGCGAAGAGCGCGCCTTGCCCAGCTCGAGCAGCTCGCAGCGACGAGCCGCTCACCTCGGCCATGAGCCGCTCGACGCCGAGCGCGTGGTACTTCGGTTCGCGTTCAATGCCGATCGCCCGTCGACCGAGCCTCAGCGCAGCGACGAGCGTCGTCGCCGAGCCCGCGTAGGGGTCGAGGATGATGTCGTCGGGATCGGTGAACAGCTCGACGAGCTCGAGCATGAGGTCGAGCGGCTTAGGTGTCTGGTGATCCTCGTCGGGGTGCCGCGTCTGAGAATTGCAGTTGTAGGTAAAGACGCCGCGTCGTCCGCCGCCGTTCCACGTCGAGCGCCCGCGCGCGTGCATGGCTTCAATGCACTCGTAACCGGTGCCCGGACGATCGCCCGTGAACTGTGGTGCGCCGTCCGGCTTCACCCAGATCAGCGGTCGGCGGTGCTCGAGCCCGTACCACTTGCACGGCTTTCGCCATCGCCGAACACCCTCGAGCTGACAGAAGATCAGCGTCCAACGCTTCGTGAGGCGGCCGAAGTGTTTCGCCGTCATCCATCGCGTCGCGGGATCCATTGCCTCGAAGTCGATCGGGAAGGCGACGAAGCCGGCGCCCTTCGTTCGGTCACCGCCGCCACGTTGCGAACGACGCGACAGCCTGTGTGCCTCGGCTTCGTACGGCGGGTCAGTGACGACGTGATCGATCGAACGGTCGGGCAACGCGCGCATGACGTCGAGGCAATCGCCGAGCTCAAGCGTCCAGCGCGCGCGCCCTTCGAGCACGTCGGCGATCGTCATGTGCCACCTTGCGAGTCGCAAAGAGGGAGACCAGGCGGCTCCGACTCCCCGCGCGTCCGCGGTTCACAGTCGGCGGGCCCGCCACCTGGCCCCCCTCGTTGCGGCTCCCACTTGCAATCAGGGCAACGCCAGCTCAACGCGCCGGCGACGAGCCGCCACGTCCAGCCTTCGCGCTCGAGCGCGGGTAGCTTCGACCCGAGCCCGCACCGGCCGCACGTGCATTGCGCGACACGGTGCGAGCCGAGAACGTTCGCCCACATCTTCGAGTAGGCGATCCGGTCCGTCGCCTCGCTCATCGCCGGCGCTCCCCCCGAAGCTCACACCGAAGCGCGGCGCGGTGGTCGAGCTCGTCGAAGATGGCGATGATGATCGAAAGCAGAAAGACGACGCAGCCGATCATGCACCCACCGCCGCGCGCGGTTCGGAGGAACGCAGTCGCGACGGGGTGTAATGATGCACGGCGATCCGAAGCGCTTCCGTGAACGGTTGCGCGACGTCGCCCTTTTCGCACCACGTGGCGACGCTTTTCGGAGCCCAATAGGACAGCTCGATCGCGCCATCGGGCCCGAGCTCGGCGGTGATCTTCTGGATCACCAGCGCTTGAGCGATCGTCGGCGGCGCCTTCTGCCCGTACTTCCAGCGGGTCAACTGGCTCGGCGTGAACTTGTTTCGGAGCGCCGTTCCGACCTTGCTCTCGATCTCGAGGCAACGGTGGAGCATTCGGCTAGCGCGGGTCGGGCGGCCGGGAACTCGAATAATTCGTTTCATGAGATCGGGCTATACCAAAGCTGGCAAAGCGTAGGCAACTGGCAAAACGTTGCCATCACTGAAACCCCGGCCGGCGAAGCTGATCCTTGCCACGCTTTGCCGTTTGGCTACATTGAGTCGGCGCGCATGCCCTACCTACCC